GCTGCGTACGCTTCCGCAGCGCTTCCGGTGGCCTGAGGTGCCAAAAGCACCCTTGTGCGAAATTTCATAGGTAAAAAATTAAACATATTTCCTCCGTTTATTATCTTGCACCAAGTGCAACGATTGAAGAACGTTCATTGTTGCTGTTCTTTATTCTCAGCTTAGTATTTCTTTTTGGAATACCGTTTGCCCTGAAAATAAAGCGGTAACAGTTTTCAGCTGTCAAAAACTGAACATGTATTGACACATCTTTCTGGACTCCACCTTTGTAAATCATCAAGTAATCTGAAAGATCAGTAAAAAACAGATCCCCAAGGTCACCAATGGCTGAACAATGATCTGATTCAATAATGGGTTTGCCTTTCAATGAATCAATAGAACCGGTTGCTGCAGCAGGAAGATAAACAGGAACACCACCGGTCCCAACAGGAAAATCAAGAAAATCGAACTGCTCTCTTACGTCAGGATGGCACAACCAGACACATTTTGATTTATCAAGTACGCGGTTGTACATTTTGGTAAGGTTCGCAAAAACAACGGTATCAGCAGCCTGTCCATTTTCTTTTCCAACCTCAACCAGAGAACCGGATTTAAGTATGCCAAGAGGTTTACCTACACCATCACCGGATATTATTGCACCGGCAAGAGTGCGTCTGATGGCATCGTTAAACGCTCTAGTGTAAAGCTGGTCGACAAATGTTGAGTCAGAATTAAGCTCGTCTGTTGCATAAGCAAAGCCCATTAACTTTTGAAGCTTAAGCTCTTTTTCTTTCAATTTGGGCTTTGTCGCTACAGCGGTTCCAGCTTCAGAAGCCCAGTAAACCCGCACGCCACCGAAAACAGTTGTAGATATATCAGTTTCATCAACTTCAATGTAGCTGACGCGGTCTGACTGCTGAGAAATTGCATAACTGTCAACGCGACTTAAAATAGGGTCCTCTTTTACTGCGGTATCAATCAGCATGCCGGCAAAATCAGACTGAACAGCAAAGCCACCATCTTGACCTGCACCCTCGTTCATTCCAAGTGCCGCATTAAGCACTGTAAGGCGTTCGTCAACAGTTCCGTTTGCTGCTTTTTTTACAGCAATCATCTGCTCAGCAAAGTTTTTGAAAAGTTTTTTCGGGCCATTGTCAACGACGGTAACAATAGGGGTTGTTGCTGGCTGATTGAGGTCGTTCTGAGAGTTTTTAAACTGCTCTTCAATGGCGATCTGCGCCTTAGTATCTTCAATTTTTTTCTGAAGATCATTCCAAATTGTGCGCTCTTCATCATTAAAGATGCGGCCTTCTGCTTTTGCTTTATCAAGCATAGCCTTCTGCTGATTAATCAGCTTTTTCAATTCTTCGCCCATTTTTCCACCTTTCAGTGCAAGTTGTTTGCAAATTCTAATTCGTAAATTTCTAAATCGTTTTTAGGTTCCGGCTCAGGCTCTGGAGCTTCTTGGATAAACAAGTTTTTAAATTTATCAACAGGAAACCCTTTGTAATTTTTTATACTCATTGACTGGTTATTTATTGTTATTTGGTCGTTGTCGATTGACGCCTTAAATTTTTTGCTGTCATCCAAGACATCGGCGAAGCCTAAACTTACAGCCTCCTCGCCGGTCATATAAGCGTCTTTTTCCATAACTTCGCGTATTTTTTCGGCTGTTAACCCAGTTTTTGCTGTATAGGCCTCAACAATAACCGTTTCTACTTTGTCTAATTCTTCAGCAAAGGTTCTTAAGTCGATGGCATTCCCATACACATAACCAGCTATTAATGGCTTGTGAACAAGCATTAAAGAGGTTTTTGGTGCCACTATTTTATTGCAAGCCATTGCAATAACAGACGATATTGACGCGCACATTCCATCAACATAACAAGTTTTGTTTGCTGGGTGTCTTTTTAGCATGTGGTAAATAGCCAAACCAGCAAAAACGTTTCCACCGGGGGAATTAATAAATATTTTTACATCTTTATTTATGACTGCTTGTAGTTTTAGCTGAAATTCAATCGGGGTAACTTCCGGGTCTGTCTCATCCCATTTTTCATCTACAATTGCGCCGTAAATGTAAATCTCGTCAGCCTCCCCATTACCTTTATTTACAATATCAAACCATTTACTCATTTTGAGTTAGACTCCATCAGTTTATAGATACTATCCACTATGTTTTTATATTGATCCTCAACAGCCTGCTTCCCTGCCTCTATCATATTCATTGGCTGCAAGTAAATATCACCTGCTGGCCCTATACTATTCATGTTGAGCATTCTGCGAATGTCATTTACAGACAACCAGCCCCATTGCCGACCAATCGCAAACGCCTCAGCCATGCTTTTAACATCACCGCGAAGCAAACCTGATATGTTATACTCAAAGTAATAGCCTTGCTGTCTTTGCTCTTTTGTTAAAAGCCATGTATTTATTGCTCCTTCAAACCTTTTGAAATGCGGAAGCATAGTGTACATTACAAACTCAATAGACTGATGTTCTATGTTGTTATTTGTAGACCGTGAAAGCTCGTTGACCATGTGCAGAGGAACACGAGTAAACCTGCAAGCATCGGCAACTTGAAATATTTTACTCGATAAAAGTTCAGCATCTACAGGTTTAATAGTCAACTGATTAAACTTTAAACCATCTTCTGCAAGAATTGGCTTTCCAGCATTAACTAAGCCGCCATAGTTTTCCGCAAGTTGCTCTTTGAGTCTTTTAAAAGATTCTTCTTTTAAAGATCCTGGATGTTCAAAAATTCCGCTTGGTGTAGCTGAGTTTTTATAAAAATTTCTGTTAAAAGTCTCATAAGTAAGGCCGAGTTGTATTGATTGCCGAGCCATTTCAAGCACTGAAAGCCCTGTAATACCGTTAATTGACGGACCCAAAACATGGAAAACTTGATCTTTACTAAATGGGTTTTGCTTATTACTTGTATGAGTGTACTTCAGCTTTTTAGTGTATTCATCACGCTCAATACTGTAATCCTGCCACACCCACGGAATTAAACCGTAAGGGTCACCACCCCTCGTAAATTGCTTTTGGCAAACAACATTACCACCAAGATTAAGCTGATACATCATTGTTTCAGCGAGGTTGTAAGCCGACATTTCATCATTTGCTTTGTTGTGAAGTATGTCAAACCAGCCTGTATTATCTGTCTCATCTCGACCATCATCAATTTTTTTGTACTCTTTAACCGGCACAGAAGCGAATGTTTCAGCTAAAACCCTGAGCATACAAAAGAAAACAGAGTAAGAAAGTGCCGATCTTTCAGTAACAGTAATCTCAGAGTTATTTATATCAGTATCACGACCGCTTAAAAAGTCACTTACGTACTTATCAAGCGCGCTCTGATTAAAAACACATTTAACTCTGTCTAAGAATCTCATTTATCAACCTTTTTTACAATAAAAAAAGCCGTGTCACAGTTCAAATCCAATTGAACTACAGCACGGCTTTGTTAGCTTGGTGGTAAAATAGCGGGTGTTGGAATCGAACCAACGACTACAAGATTATGAGACTTGCTTTCTACCTCTGAAGTAACCCGCAGTATTTAAAAGATCAAATAAACTGTTTAATTTCTACTTTAGGAACAATGCCAGACCCGTCAAGATGCAAAACAACTTGACCGCAAACTTTTTTTTCTTTAAGTTCTGCCAGCTTTCTAAAGGCTGCCTCTGTTTTGTCCTTGTTTTGCTTTTCTAAAAATTTACTTGTTTCCATATAAATGCAATATAATATAAATTTTTCCAAAAATTCACTTTTTTTAATTTTTTATAAAGAACGCATCCCGCGAGTGTTATAGACACACACAGCCCTCTCATTTGCCATCGCTCTGACATGCGCGTTTATTGTCGCTGCAATCGGATCTATTCTTTGCTTTGCCTTTGATTTATCAAGCATTAAATTTTCACTTGGCCCAGATCGCGTCACAGCGTTGCTAATCGCCCAGGTTAAAACAGGGTTGTTGCCATGGATTATTTTTTTATTGTATACTTTAGATCGAAAATCTTTTGTTGCAACAGATAACCCGGTATAGCTTTGAGGGATTTCAACAGGTGTATATCGCCTGTCTTCGAGTTCTTGCTTTAACCAAGTAGCAAGGGCTTTGTCATAACACACTTCACCCTTAAACCATTTATTTTTCTCGTACTGCTCCTCAATCCACTCTAATATATAATGGTAATCAACCTCAGCCCCACTGGTTGCAGTAATCCAACCCTGCTTTACCCATAAATCATAGGGCACCTTATCGGTTTTCCGCTTTGCTTCAAGCGTTTCCTCAGGCATAAACGAATGGCTTTGCACGTAAAAAAAGCCATCTGGTAAGGCAAATTCAAATGTAACACTGGTCAAATCGAGTGTTGCTGATAGATCGACACCGGCAAAGGGTGTCTCTTTTTTTGTGTCTGGGAGTTCTTCTGGGTCAAATTTTCCGCAAGCAGCCCATTTTGACATATTCATGTATCCGCACTCGCGCTGATTTACCCAAACATTCATGTGTTTAGTAAGAAAATTCCTCATCTTCTCAGGTGCTTCGAGCGCTTCTTTAAGCTTTTTCTTTAGATAATCAATACCAACCTGATAACTACATATAATAGGATTAGCCTTTTGCCAGCAGTTAGGGTCTTTGATATCGTCTATCAAATCACCAGCCGGTATTTTGCGGCCACCAATTTCTATTGTTTCATCAGTGTCGTTTTTGTCGAGTTCATTGATCATTACAAAATAGTTTTCCAGATCAAAAGGGATATCCGGGTTAAGTATTTTGCTACACAAATCATATTCAACATGATAGCATGGATTATTTAAATCAAACCCTGAGGTTGTTATAATAGCAAGCAATGGCTGTTCACGGGCTCCCATACCAGACTCTATAATGTCATAGGCTTCGCTTGTTTCGTGGGCGTGATACTCATCGATTATACCGCATTGTGGATTTAAACCGTCTCCATTTTTTTTATCTTCTTCAGATAGTGCCCTCATCACCGATCCGGTTTTATTGTGTGTTATCCGGCCGTATGCAACTTTGTATTTACCGTCAAATATCTTGGCTGCATTAAGCATCGCCACAGTTTCATCATAAACGATTTTAGCTTGTTCGGTCTTAGTTGCTACACAATAAACCTCTGCAGCCTCCTTACCATCAAGAAAGGCCATTAATTCATAAGATGCCACACACGATAGTGATTGAGACTTGGCATTTTTACGGGCTACCTGCCAGTACATTTTATTAAATCTACGGTATCCTGTATCTCTGTGGTACCACCCGTAAACGTTGCCAAATACAAATTTTTGGATAATATGAGGCTGAATATTCTGACCTTTTAAAACACCTTTACGATGCTTAAAAAGTTTCATCCATGAGATAAACCGCTCTGCCTTTGATTCGTCAAATATATAAGGGAAATCTTCAGTGTCTTGTCGCTCAAGATCTTTTAGAAAGCGCATGCAAGCCCATTTGTGCTTTTTGCATGCTATTATTTTGCCTGATATTACATCGTGAGAGTATTGGAGCAAGTCAGATAGGAGAGTGGATTTCTTGATGTTCATACATTGCCAAAACCAGCTTTCTCAAGTTCCGTCTGCTCTTTTATTTCGGATTTTGTAGGAACTGTTTTAATTTTTGATAATGGATTCAAAATCAATCTATCTTCTAATTTTGTTAATATATCCATTTTTTTGTTTATGTTATTTTCTAAACCCAATTCTTCCAATGCATGATACGTCTTTACTTTATCCCATCCTTTAGAAACAACTTCAGCTCTTACCTCTTGTAACTCCATATATTCTGAATATGTTAAGCAATAGCGCTCTAATATGGTAACATCTGATGTTGATACAAAATCAATTTTGTATGTAGTGTATAAATCTATTATTTCTATCCACTTCCTTTTAGCATGTTTGTTTTTTTTTACAATTACAGGCATTTTAAATTGTTGATCACCAAACCTTATTTCAGATTTTACTCTTTGCTCAATCTGGCTTTTGGTTAACCTGTTCGGGTTACCTTCAATAACGTGTAGTTGTATTGGTTTTGCGTGTCTGCCCATAAAAAAAGCCTTGCTTTGTTGTTTTTAAACTTGTATACTCTAATTGTAAGCTATTGATCTTAAACAAGTTACAGGAGGTTTAGACATGTCTTTAATTTACGAACCAGCAGGTAAAGCACGAGAATACAGCCCTTTAGCGTTAAATGTTTATAATGGATGTGATCACGGTTGCACATATTGCTATACCTGCCTAATCAAGCGATCTGCTGACACTAATAAAGTGGCCCAGATTCGGAGAAATTTTGTAAATACTCTTGAAAAAGAGCTATCGAAAACCCAACACGATAAACAGATACTATTGTCATTTATGTGTGACCCATACTGCAAAGCAGATCTAGATTTAAAAACTACCAGAGACGCATTGTTTTTGCTCAACCTTAAAAAAAGAGCTGTTGCGGTTTTAACCAAAGGCGGCAAAAGATGCTTAAGAGATGTAGACATTTTCAAAACTTTTGGAAATAGGTTTAAAATAGGTGCCACATTGACACTTTTAGATAGCTCTGAAGTTGAGCCGGAAGCTGCGCCAACAGAAGAAAGGTTAAGCACGCTAAAAAAACTACACCAAAACAATATAAAGACATGGGTTAGTATCGAACCAGTCATTGACCCTGTGCAATCAATTGAATTAATTAGTAGATCCATGCCTTACGTTCACCATTTTAAAGTTGGAAAAATGAATCATTTTGAAAAGAGGTTTAATGACAATGTTGATTGGGCAAAGTTTCTTTATGATGCAGT